TAAAAATGAGCGAAAACTCCTTTGTTATGATGTTCTTAGTGCATGGAGGTTATTATGCACAACTTAATTTCTTACAATCAACTGGCGGGGTGGAAAAATTTAGAGACAACCATTGATAGATTTACTGAAAAGAACGAATTAATGAATGATTATTTTAATTGTATGATAGAGTGTGATGAAAATCAGCAACAATGTAAGAAAATATGTAGGGGAATATTGAGTTACTTGTAAATTTATTGGAGGGTTGATCCCCTCCTTTTTTTATGTTATGATTCCTGAGATGAGCAAGGTATCATGGACAAAGACAGGATTAAATTAATAGTTAGAAACATGGAACTTCTGGTTGATGCTCTTAAGAAAGAATTGGATGAACCTATAGTCTTTGAAGAAAATATGAATGTGGTTCCATTTGAAGATGATTATGATGAGGTTTTTAGTGAATGAGACTTAAGAAAATGTTGAGGTTGCTGAAAGAAGCAACAGAAAATCAATCTAAGTTATACACACCAGCAGAATTGGATTATATGAATCATCAACTTCAAGTGATTGAAGAAGAAATATTGAAACTTGAACACAAAAATTACAAAGGATTTGGAAAAAAATGACTGCAAAACTTATTAGTGTTACACCAGATGCAGAAAAAACAATGGCATATGTTGCTAGAGTTAGCAACCCTGCGAATCAAGACAACCAAAATTATGCCAAGTTGCTTGCTTATTGTATTAAGCATAATCATTGGTCTGTTTTTGAGCAGTCTTTTATGACTCTTGAGATTGAAACTAGCAGGGGCATTGCAGCACAGATTCTTCGCCATAGATCTTTTACTTTTCAAGAGTTTTCTCAAAGATATGCTGACACAAGTTTGCTAACTGATCACATTCCTATTCCAAGACTTCGTAGGCAAGACACAAAGAATCGTCAAAATTCTATTGATGATATTCCAGAGTATATGAAACTTAAATTAGAAGGAGAAATTTCAGAACACTTTGCTTTTGCTAAAGGACTTTATAATCGCTTGCTAGAATATGGAGTGGCAAAGGAGTGTGCAAGGTTTGTACTCCCTTTAGCAACACCTACTAGAATCTACATGACTGGATCCTGTAGGTCTTGGATTCATTATATTAATCTTCGTACTGCAAATGGAACTCAGAAAGAACACATGGACATTGCAGAGGCATGTAAGTGTATCTTCATGTGCCAGTTCCCAAGTGTATCTGAAGCACTTGGGTGGACTAGATCTCAAGATTGTCCAGAATGCAATGATGCTCCTTCCATTACCATAGAATAAATACATTATACATTATTAAGTTTTATGCCTACATATCCTGTTATAAATCAAAAAACTGGTGAGACTCAAGAACTTGTCATGTCTGTGGTTGCTTATGAACAATGGAGAAAAGATAACCCTGACTGGGATAAGGACTGGTCTCAGGGATGTGCTGGAGTTGGTGAAGTTGGTGATTGGAGAAACAAACTAATCAGCAAAAATCCTGGTTGGAATGATGTTCTTCATAGAGCTTCCAAAATGCCCGGTTCTAGAGTAAAGAAAATCTAATGGCAAGAAAAAGAAGAGGTAATGATTTGCAGCCAATTGGTATTGGTATGACCGCAAAACAAATGAAAAGAAGAAAACCAATTAACACAGATCTTCTTTTAGACATTACACCAGCAACAGAGAATCAATCTAAACTCTTTGATGCTTATGATTCAGATAAACATCTATTTGTTTATGGGTGTGCAGGAACTGGTAAAACATTCTGTGCATTATATCTGGCACTCAAAGATGTATTGAATGAGATTACCCCATATCAAAAGATTGTTATTGTAAGATCTCTTGTTGCCACTCGTGAAATTGGTTTCCTCCCTGGAGATCATGATGATAAGTCTGCACTTTATCAGATTCCATATAAGAATATGGTAAAGTATATGTTTGAAATGCCAACAGATGCAGAGTTTGAAATGCTCTATGGTAATCTAAAGTCTCAGGAGACTATTACCTTCTGGAGCACATCATTTATCAGAGGAACTACTCTGGACAATTCAATTATTATTGTGGATGAGTGTCAAAACTTGAACTTCCATGAACTTGATAGTATAATTACAAGAGTTGGTGACAACTCTAGAATTATGTTCTGTGGTGATGCCACTCAAACTGACCTAACCAAGAATAACGAAAAGGATGGTATTCTTAACTTCATGAAGATCATTCAAAGAATGCCTGAGTTTGAAACTATTGAGTTTGGCGTTGATGACATTGTTAGATCAGGACTAGTTAAATCTTATATTGTTAATAAAATGGCAGCAGGGTTCTAATGTTTAATCATTGTAATGTACGTCTCCCTCAGTTGGAGAGGGAGACTATTGATGGAGTTAGATACTATAAGATTCCTGATCAAAATGAAATTCTTAAGTTTGTATCAATTACTTCAGTAACTAGTCACCATAACAGACACATCTTTGAGGATTGGCGAAAGAAGGTAGGAGAAGAGGAAGCAAATAGAGTCAATAAACAAGCAACCAGTAGAGGTACTGACTTACACAGTATAGTTGAAAACTATTTGCTCAACATTCCTGAACTTCCTGAAAAATCTTTGATCTCAAAACATTTGTTCAGGATTATTAGACCAGAAATAGATAAGATAAATAATATCTATGCCCTTGAGGCATCTTTGTTTAGCAAACAATTAGGAATCGCAGGTACTGTAGATTGTATTGCTGAATATAATGGTGAACTATCAGTCATAGACTTTAAGACTTCAAAGAAACCAAAACCCAAAGAATGGATTGAACATTATTTTGTTCAGGCAGCAGCATATGCTTGCATGTTCTATGAGTTAACCAATATTCCTGTCAAAAAACTTGTTATTTTGATGGCATGTGAAGATGGTGAATGTGTTGTTTATGAGGAATATGATAAAGCCAAATACATCAAACTGTTATCAAGTTACATTAAAGATTTTATTAATTACAAACTAAAGGAATATGGAAAGTAAACTAGAAACTGTATTAGATTCAAAGTTCTTATGCCAATCTAAGTTCTCACAAATCATAGAAGAAATAGTCAAGAACAATATTGACATGAACTACATTGATGCAATAGTTTACTATTGTGAGCAGAACAATCTAGAGGTAGATTCTGTTGGTAAACTGATCAGCAAACCACTGAAGGAAAAGATCAAGTGTGATGCTATCAATCTTAATTTTTTAAAGAGAACTTCAAGAGCTAAACTTTTAATATGACACCCTTTGATGCTTATAAAACTTATCTTGCAGTCAAGAATCATTTTAGTAAACAGAATTATGATTATTTTAAATATGCAGGCAAGTCCAGAGCATCAATAGAATCATTCAATAAACGCAAAGATAAGTATTGGTTTGAAAAAATCTCCAGACAAAAATCTGATGATGAGATTCTGGAGTTTTATATTTCAAACTTTATAGAATCCACTGACCCATCCTCTATGTGGATTGGACCAATCATTAGAGGTGGAGATGTTTATTACAAAGACTGGAAAAAACGTCAGCAAAGTTTAAAATATATTTTCACTCAGGAGTCTGCTGAAATGTTGTCTGAAGGCAACATAGATGACTTATTTGTAGTCTCAAAGCAACATCCACCCATTATTAAAAAGTTCCTGAGCGGGAAAATTTGTATAGAAACATTAGTGATTTATGATAAAATTTTCCTGTTCGGGAATAATTTTGATAAGAAAATATTAGACCCAGTGTGGGAAACCCTATCTTTAAAAATAAAGAAGTATTCCCCATTTCTAAATATTGATGTATCAGAATACAAGGCAGCTCTGAGAAAAATTGTACAGGAGGGATAATGTCATTCTTTGATTCAGAAATTGTTCAACAGGAACTCAAAGAAATTCATGATATTCAAATGCAAATAGGAAAGGAATTGTTTGCTTTCCCTTCTATGAGCAAAGAAGATAAGATTAAACATATTAATTTACTTGCAGATTTACTAGAAAAACAACAAATTCTTTATACTAGAATTAGTTTGTCTGATGATCCTCAAGCATTAAAAATGAAGGATCAGATGATAGAATCATCAAGAATTCTTGGGTTTGGAAATGCAGATGTTAACACAATTTTCAATTCAATGAAGATGACCATAGAAAATCTTAAGAAACATGCTGGGGTTGACACATAACCTCAGCATGTGTTATGATGTGTAAGTGGATAATCAATCCTATTCATCCAATTAATCCGAGGTAATCCAATGTCTTTTGCAGACCTTAAAAAGAAATCTAAGCTGGGTTCTTTGACTTCAAAACTTCTGAGTGAAGTTGAGAAGATGAACTCAAACAGTGGATCATCTGATGATCGAATCTGGAAACCAGAAGTAGACAAAGCAGGTAATGGTTTTGCTGTAATTAGGTTTCTTGCTTCTCCTGAAGGAGAAGAACTTCCTTGGGCAAAAGTATACACTCATGCCTTTCAAGGTCCTGGTGGTTGGCTAATTGATAATTGTCTGACCACAATCAATCAGTCTTGCCCAGTTTGCGAAGCAAATCGTGAACTGTGGAATACAGGAAGTAAATCCAATCAAGAAATTGTACGCCAACGTAAGCGTAAACTTTCTTACTACTCCAACATCTATGTTGTGAGTGACAAAGCACACCCTGAGAATGAGGGTAAAGTGTTTCTGTTCAAGTATGGTAAAAAGATCTTTGACAAGATCTCTGCTGCAATGCAACCAGAGTTTGATGATGAAACACCTATTGATCCTTTTGACTTCTGGCAAGGTGCCAACTTTAAGGTGAAGATCACCAAGAAGGATGGTTACTGGAACTATGATAAGTCAGAATTTGAATCTCCATCTCCACTTCTTGATGATGATCAAGAGATGGAAGCAATCTGGAAGAAGTGTTACTCTCTTGAAGAGTTTGTGAAACCAGATGCATTCAAGTCTTATGAGCAACTTGATGGTCGTCTTAAAGCAGTGCTTGGTAAAAAGCCTGCTACTTCAAAAGTTGATGAATCTTTTGAAGATGAAGATAACTTTGGTCCTACCCCTACAGATACAGAAGTGTCTGAGGGAAAGTTTGGTGGAACTCGCTCACAAAGTCCTTCATCCTCTTCTGATGAAGATGAGGATGACACTCTGAGTTATTTCCAGAGGTTGGCTGAGGAATGATTATCTGGGGGAGAGGACTCTTAAGTTCTCTCCCTTTTTAGTTTTATCATTCACATATTGTGTAGAGAATCCATAGGACATGATTTCTCTCATGTCGTCTATTGCTGCTTGTAGATATCTGGATTTTAGAATAAAAATATTTCTCTTTTGATCATTTAAATAAATTTCATATTCATAATTACTAATTGCTCTCACTGGATTTGTAGTTACCATAGATCCTACCAAAGTTTCTCCACCACTAGATCCAGATCCAGATGCAGTATCATTGAATCTAATTAGATTGGAATCAAATTTAATTAGATTTGAATCAAATGTAAAAGATCCTCCAGGTGCTATGGATCCAGGAACTTTAATAGTTTCATCAAAATATTTTGCGGAAAAGTTTGCATCAACAATTAATCCACCAGGGACAATTAGTTTACCCCTACCATCAGTGATAGTAGTAGTTTCATAGTGATGAGTTTGAGATAATTCTTCTGGTGTATATTTTCTATAAAGATAATTGGTAAATTCAGAGTCTGACAGTGGCCATTCAGTTCTTACATTGATGATGTTGTTGGAAATAAGAACTAACCAATCAAATGATGGAGTCCCATAAATTTTTTCTGATACTTGTTCTGGTCTTTCCTCACCAGTAATTTTGTATTTTGTAAATGCAGTTACATTTTTAAAGAAGTCATCACGAATTTTTGCTCTTCTAAAAAAGTTCTTGACCTTTACATAGTCAAAAGAAGAGTTTCTAGTTGGTTGTTGAGACTGGTATAGTAAGTCTGATACTTCTCTGAAATATGTCATTAGTAACCTCTATCTAAACCTTCTCTAAGATCTGCATTTGTACCAGCAGATCTTCCAGTTGCTCCAGGAGTTCTGGATATAGGTATATCCCCTGGAAGTGGTCTTCCTTCTGCTGCTGCTTGTCTTCTTGCATTTTCTGGACTTCTTGGATTGGAATCAGTTCTAGTTTCTTGAGCAGGCTTCAAGTCAAAACTTTGGAATATGTTTTCTGGACCAACTTCTGATTTGTCTCCATCATATTCATCATTAAAGATTGGAGTTAGTTCAGTAAATCCTAATTGCATATTGACTGAAACTGGTTGTGATCCAGTTGCAGAATCATTAAATGCTGCATAGAATCCATCTGGAGTATAGTTTATATTACAAGAAACTAAAGCACATGTTTTAATTTTTCCAATGCTTCCAATTTCATTGTTGCCAGATTGAAATTTAATTCTAAAAACATTGGGAGTTCCTAAGAATATAGATGTTTCTCTTTCTTTAGATCTTCTTGGTGCCATTCCTTTTTTAAAAAACTTAAGAATGCTTCTAATATTTCTTGCTTCTTCTGCACTTCTTGGTGACATTTTAAATGTAAATCCAAATTGTCTAAGTTTGGGTCCTTGGAATAGTAGTTCTAGGTTTGGATTGACTGCTGCTCCAGTTGCTCTTGTAATATATGCTTCAGGGTTTACTTGGATTCCTCCAAATTTTAATACTGATGCTGCAGCATTTACTGTTAAAAATTGTGTCAATCTTGTAGATACTGCACTATTTCCAAGAGCAGATTTTATAGCATCAAGATCTCCTATAGTTGCAGCAACCCTTCCAGATGCAATTTGTTGAACTTTTGGAATTGCTGCTCCCATTAAAGCAGCAGTAATGGAAGATAAACTATCTTCTCCCCATCCAGTTTGATTTGCTTCTGACAGGTCATTTGGAATAGGAAGAACTACACTCCCTATTAATTTTTGTTTGGTTGCTTGTTCATTAAATTGAGATTCTCTATTTCCTAAAGAATTTTCTGTTAATGCTCCTGCTAAATTGCCAGGGACATACTCTAATTGACTGATTACAATTTTATCTTGTCCACTAGTTCCTATGTTTTGTGGGTAATATAAAAATGCTTTGATTTTATTAAATGATGTAGATTCAAAATTATCTAGAACGTTTTCTAATGCTTGAAATTCATCTAAATTATATGTTGTACTAATTCCTGAAGCAGGGTTGTTTGCGCCCGAATCTGCTCCTCCTTGCGCTCCTGCTTCTTGTGGGGGTGGTTGAGATGGAATTGTATTTTGTGTTCTTGTAGTTAAAACTCCTGCAATTTTTTGTTTAGAGAAATTAATGAAATCTTGTATTTTTTCAACGCTAGCGTTCCCTGCCAACCAATCTGCATATTGTTGTAAATTAGCAAATTGTCTTCCAGTCTTTCCTTCTCTATATCCAACTCTTCCTTGAGGGTCTATTTTATATTGAACAGTATTGGTGCTATCTGAAAATGTAAATAAGGTTTCCCAACCTTCTGGATTTGAAGGAGTTACTGTGGTTAATTTTGGATTAACTCTGGTTCCACGATTATCTATGGTTCTATTAGTTAAAGACCATACAGGATTAGACATCTTATCTACCCCACACTCGCTGAGATTGAACTGGTATTTCTACCCCACCCAAGTCCCTTACAAATTCTTCTACTGGTAGTAGACACATGGTTTGCCATTCTTGCTGTGCTAAAACTAAGTAAGGACTTCTGACCTCTGATAATAAGTATTTATGTGCTCCTTTGGTAAACCTTGGGATTCTATCTTCTGCCAAAGACATAGCAATTCCCATTCTTTCTTCTGGTGAATAGTAATGTAAGTTCACTGCAAAGAATGATCTGGAATCCTTTTCCAAAACAAAAGACAAGGGATACTTGTCATAGAATGGTAACTCTTGACGCCACTTTGCTTTGTATTGATAGAACATTAGGTTGTATAGTCTTGGAAATGTTGTGGTTATATTTCTATCTCTTTCTAACTCATCTCCTATTTCATCAGATCTTTCATCAGTGATGATGTTTCTTGGTAATTTTTGTGCAAGTTGTTCTCTATACCAATCTCTACTTTGACTTTTTCCTCTAGTCTTTTCCTGAATTTCTTCGAAGATTGTTTTATATGCCAAGATTATCCTCCGTTAATATTTGAAAGGACCACTTTCTATCTTCACAAAATTCTTCTGCTGCTTTCCACTTTGCTTGATTCTTGGCAAATTCTTTCATTTCAACTAATTGTTTTTGAGTAACTCTTTTACCAATCTTTGGACCATTGACTTGTCTTTTAGGCTTAACTTCAACCAAACTTTCTTTGACAACACCTTTGGTATCTTTATATTTTATATAAAAATCTGGAAAATATTTATGAACTCTATTATCTAATGGGGACACATATGGAATCCAAATTTCTTCACTTGCCCACTTTAAAATATTCTCATTTAGATCACACCAAACCATAAACTTTCTTTCCCATAGTGATCTGTAAATAATATTATTTGAATCACCAATATACTTTTTGGGATTTGAAGGTTTGTAGATTCCCTTATAGCTCATACATATAATATAGGCACTTAACGTATTTAGATGGCTCTAACCACCCCATATAAAAATTTATGGTTTAGTACTGATGAGTTAGTTAGAAAGTTTAAACCATCTTTATCTAATACTTTTGATGTTTATATCAAGGATAGTTTTGGTAAAGTATCAAACACAGATATTAATTTTCTGGCATATGATGCAGTTCTTCCTGGGTCATCATATGAATTAGGTCAAGTCTTTGGTGATAGGCAAGGTAGAACAGAGCAATATCCTACTAAAAGAGTCTATCCTCAGGTGGATGTAAGTTTTTATATTGATGCTGATTATAAAGTTCTTCAATTTTTTGAACAATGGATGGCAGCAATTTCACCAAACACTGGAAGTCCTGGAACATCATATACAAAGTTTCAATACTCAGATAAGTATGAAAGAGAGATAGTCATTACAAAATTTGAAAGATTGTTTAGAGAACCAAATCAAAGATTAGTTGAGAATGGTGTGTATGGTCCTCCAAAAACTTATGTTGAATATACATTAAGGAATGCATATCCGACTAATCTTATATCAGTTCCTGTTTCTTATGAGGGATCAAACATACTTAGAACTACCGTGACATTTAATTATGATGTTTATAATTTTAAAAGAGTTAATGATGCTATTGGAACTGATGAAAATGGTGGTGGAACAGTTAGGGCTCCTGGATCTGATCCTGCACCAACTCAACCCAATGCAGTTCCACCAGCAGGAACTTCTCAACCAAACACTAAGAAATCAACAGTAAATCAAACAGTAGCAGAACTTAGAGAAATAAGATTGAGAACACAAAATAGAATTAGAGAACAGGGTGGTGTTCCAGTAACTCCTGAATTGCAAGGACCTCCTGCTCCTTTTTGAGGACTAAATAATCATACTGAAATCTATAGGATATTATGCCATTACCTACAGTTGCAACTCCAACCTATGAGTTGATTTTACCTTCAAATAAAAAAGCAGTTAAGTATAGACCTTTTCTAGTTAAGGAAGAGAAAGTTTTAATCCTTGCTATGGAAAGTGGAGATAGTAAAGAGATCACAAATGCAGTTAAAACTGTGCTAAGAGACTGCATTCTTACAAGAGGAGTTAAGATTGATTCTCTTCCAAGTTTTGATATTGAATATTTGTTTCTGAATATCAGAGCTAAATCTGTTGGGGAATCAGTAGAGTTGATTGTCACTTGTCCTGATGACAATGAAACTCAAGTAGATGTTAAAGTAAACATAGATGAAATTGAAGTCTTGATTCCAGATGGTCATAAGTCTGAGATCAAAGTAGATGATACTATTGTAGTTAAGATGAAGTATCCATCACTTCAAGAATTCATTGATAATAACTTTGATTTTTCTGCTCCAACCACAAGTAAAGAGACAATAGATAAGTCTTTTGATATTGTTGCATCATGTGTTGATATGGTATACACCAAAGATGAATCTTGGTCTGCTGCAGATGTAACAAAGAAAGAATTGGTTCAGTGGTTAGAAACTTTTGATTCTAATCAATTTAAACAAATTGAATCTTTCTTTGAGACAATGCCTAAACTGTCACATACATTGGTAGTTAAGAATCCAAACACTGGAGTTGAGAATGAAATTGTATTGGAGGGACTCTCAAGTTTTTTCGGGTAATGCTAAGTCATGAGGACTTAGAATCTTATTATAGAATTAATTTTGCCTTGATTCAGTATCATAAATACTCGTTGACAGAGATTGAAAATATGATTCCTTGGGAGAGGGAAATTTATTTGTCCCTATTAGAAGCACATATTCAAGAAGAAGAGGAAAAAGCAGCTAAGGCAAATAGATGAATCCAGAAGACTTTAATTACTTTCAATCAAGAGTTTCCAGATTTATCTCTGGATCAAATTCAAGAAGTAAATTTAGTTTTTTTGGTGCGCCAAAGATTACTAGACTTTCTGGATTCATTCCAAAAAGACCAATTCCTCAACAGATTGTAGATAGATTTCGTCCATCACAATCTGCAGATGATTCTATAGATGCACCCAGAAGAGAAATTGCATCTCTAGGAAGAGTTACACTTGACTTAGAAATTATTAACAATAATCTTGATAGAATTAGGCAAGTAATAGAACAAGATTATAAAAATACTCAACAAATTAATAAGAAAGAAGTAGAAGATTATAGAAAAAGAATTGCAAATAGAGGAAGAATATTTGGCAGAAGAGAATTGGGGGATAAAAAATCTGATGTTCTGGGTGCAATTAAAAAGTATGTAGGATCTTTCTTTAGTGGAACTGGTGGTGCTATCAGAGCACTTGCAATGTTTAATTTGCTGCAAGGTATTTTAAGTGGAGATCCATCCAAAATTATTGGACCTTTGATTGGTATAGGAATGACATATCTTCCTGCAATTGGAGCAGGAATTGCTGGTAGTGTTGTCACATCATTGGTAGGTAGGTTATTTGGTGGTGGAAGAACAGCAGCAACAGCATCCTCAGCAGCAGGAGGAGCAGGTGCTGGAGCATCAAGATTTGGTGGTATGCGAGGATTTGCAGGAAGAGCAGCATTGATTGGTGGAGGTCTTGCATTAGCAAACAGTTTGTTTAATACTGAGCAAGATCAACCTCAACAAAGATTAGAACAATTAACAGAACAACAAAAAGGTTCTGTAGATCCTCAGAATTTAGTTCCAATTCCTCAGGATGATTTAAAAAGATTTGAAAATTTAAATAGAAAGTTTGAGGCAGCACTTGACTTTTTACTTGGCAAAAAACCAAGTGATGGTGAAGGAAGTCCTGGTAATGGAGGAGGTGGTGGTGGTCCTGGTGGTCCAATGTCAGATCCATATGATATTCCAGGATTAAATGTTGATCCTGGTTCAGTTTCTACCATAGAGCAATTTAGAAGTACTCTTAAAGGAACTCCTATGGAGTCAGAAGCTGATGCCATCTATAATACTGCCTTGAGTGAAGGACTAAATCCTGCTTTTGTTGCTGGGTTGGCAGGGGCAGAGTCTAGTTTTGGAAGCGCAGGTATTGCAGTTGGGACAAAAAATCCTTTTGGTATCTTGCATCAAGGGTTTTCTCCAAAGTCATATGCAGAAGCAACTCAATATTTGGCAAGACATCTTAGAAATCCTCAAGGTCCTTATGCTGGAAAGAGAACTCTGCAAGATGTTATGAACACATATTCTCCACCTTCTGAAAATAATACTTCTAGGCACATTCAAAATATAATGAGAATTGGATCTAGAACTGGAGGTGATCCAGCATCTTTATTTTTGAATTTGGGTGCTGGTGGAAGGTCTTCATCTGGTCAAACTCTTCCACCTGCATCTCCAATTTTACCTTCTGCTGCTCAACTTAATGCAGCAGTTAGAAGTTCTTCTAGGAATATTCCTGTTCCATCATCACAAGGTCCAAATGTAACACTGGTTCCAATGTCTATGGGAGGAGACTCTCCACAACAGTCAGCAGCATCTGGTGGAAATTCTACAGTTCCAAATATTAACACTACATATTCTGATAATTTCTTAGCAATGTATTCTAGATTAATTTATCAGGTGGTGTAGTAAATGGATCCATCTACACTTTTAAACAGACCAACAACTACACCAAAGTTGGTAGCAAAGATAACCAAGATTAATAATCTTGTTACTGTATCAACTCAAGCTAGAAAATCTTCTACTAAATTGGTGAAGGTTTTTGAAAAAGGAACATACCAAAAGAAGACCCAATTAACAGTTCTAAACAGATATAAAAAAAGATTAGAAACAATACAAAAACAAAATGATAGATCTTTTAGAAAAAAGCAAAAAGTAAAAGTTAAACTTCCAGACATTAAAAAATATGTTGGAAATTTCTTTACTCCAGGATCTGCTAATGATCCATTCAAAGCTATAGGAGCACTTGCTGCTTTTAAAGCACTTCAAAAAGGATCTAAGGGTGATTACTTGGGTGCATTAGGCCCAGCATTAGTGGTAGCAGGAATAGCACTTGGACCTTCTTTATTGAGGGGTGGTGTAAGTGCCATTAGAAATAAAGGTGCAGCACAAACAACTCCACAAATAGGTGCTGCTGGAGCAAGTGCTGGATCATTTTGGGGAACTCCATATTCTCAAACTGCTGCTGGTAGATCTTATGCATCTATGCAACAGTTTAGAAATCTTCCAAAATGGGCACAAGGAATGTCAAGTTCAAGTGCAGGTAGATTTTCAGCATCAAGTGATAGAATCATTCAAGGAACTGCAAACATAGGGGATAGATTGAGAGTTGGGACTAGAGGAATGGGTATGCAAGGTGTTGGTGGCATAGCAGAAAATGTGGCAACTGCTAAACCATCAATATCTCCAAGAATTGGATTGCTAAATGCTGCTTTATTTGGACTTGATTTTATGGGGAGAAAATCAGGGGGACAAAGTAATATTCAAGCAGGAGTTGGGGCTGGAGCAGGTGTTGGTGGAGCATTAATTGGTGCTGCAATTGGTTCTGCATTGTTCCCTGGTGTTGGAACTGTTGCTGGATTATTAATTGGTGCAGCATTTAGCACTGGGGGGGCATTAATTGCTTCCTCTATAGCTGATAAGATTACTGGAGTAGATAAATTAGAAGAACAAACAGAGAAGCAAAAAAAAGAAGTTGAAAGAAAAAGGGAAAATGGCGGAGCACTTACCTTTAGAAAAACTTTGAATAGTTATGAAAAAGCAGTTAATAAATTTGAAGAATTTTCTAGAAATTTTACACCAAGTACAAGAGCAAAAAGTACATATGTTGAAGGTAGAGAACCTGCTCCTCCTCCACCACCACCAGGACAAAATATAGTTGCAGATACTCAGGTGGTTCAAGATGCAGTTGATTTTAGAAATCAATTCCCACTGGGCAGAGGAACACCTAACGTTTCTATGACCCCATATGAATTACATTTGAGAGAAAATACAATGCTACATGCTGCTGGAATAGGAAATGATCCAACTGTAGAAAGAGTTCATGTAGAGGGATCTGCACACTACTCAAATAGAGCAATTGATATTCCAGTTAATAGTAAACCACTTGGAGATAGAGTTGCTCAGTTTTGGAGATCAAGAGGATATTATGTTATTTGGCAATCAGCTGGACATTATAACCATGTGCATGTTCAATGGAACGCTGGATCACCTCAAGCAGGAGCACCATCTAATGCACCAGCAGGGGCAAGTGCTGGTAAAGGATATATTATTATTCCAGGTCATGCTACTGGTGGTGGAGCTCCAGGAGAAAAGGCATTGGTTAAAAAACTAGCAATTGATGCTTATAACAAAATTAAAAAACAAAATCCTAGTGCTCCAGTTCAATACATGGATTTAGATGCTACATTTTCTGATGATGATGCTGGTTGGAATCAACAGAAAAAATGGTATGAGAATATGGAAAGGCAAGGATATCAAGTATTAGAAATTCATATGGATCAAAAAGGAGGTATTGGTAAAGGTGTTATCAGATCTCATGGGCAACAAAGTGCTGTTTCTAATGCATGGATTAATCAAGGAAATCGCGCATATCCTATGGATTGGAGATCAAAACCAGGGGAACAACCATTAGCAGGTCCACATAGAGGAGTTGATTTATTTGAGTTGGGTAATATGAAATCTGGAGCATATTCTCAAAGTGAAATAAATGCTTTAACTGCACCTTTTGTTTCTTCAGTTTTAAGTTCTGTTAGAGGGGCAGTAAGACAAACTAATGTTCCATTAGCAACTAATTTGCCATATCAACAAGGATATAGAGCACCACAACCAACGGTAATTCCATATCCAGTTATTCAACAATCAAAAAGACCTCAAATGATGTCTCAAGGATCATCTGAACCAGAATTTGTAAGTGGTCCTAGTGAAGAACAAGTGTTAAATAGTTTTTATAAGAAAGTCCTCCTGAACTCACTGCTCTAATGGCATCATATTTTAATTACAAGATTAAAGAATTTCTTATTGAGTCTTTAGATAAGAAAAAGAATATTAATGCCACTAGTTGTGTATCTGCAATCAGATATTATGAGGACTTGTTTTCTCCAGCAGTCTTTGTTTCTATGCTTGTGACAAATACTGATGGTCTTTTATCCTCACTTCCTATTAGAGGTGGAGAAAGAGTTAGATTGATTATTGATCAAGAAGGAACTGGACAGCAGATTAAATTTGATGAGACTAAAAATACTTTTTATGTTTACAAAGTTTATGGATCCACTTCAGAATCAACAAGAGAAACCATGCTGCTTGAGTTGGCTCCAGCAGAAGTTTTTAGTAATGAAACTGCAAGAGTTCAAAGAAAGTATGATGGTAATATAGGACAAACAGTAAGTAAAATTTTAAAAGATGTTTTAAAAACAACTAGAATTAACGAAGTAGAAAAAACTATGAATGAATATTCATTCATGGGAAATTTTAAGAAACCATTTACTGTTCTGACATGGTTATGCCCAAAGTCAATTCCAACAGTGGACAAATCAAGTCCAACAGCAGGAACTGCAGGGTTTTTATTCTATGAAAACAAGTATGGATTTAATTTTAGAAGTGTAGATTCTTTGATGGCAGCATTTAAATTGAATTCAACTGAGAAGAAACAAGTTCCAAAGTATACTTACAATGAAACTCCTTTAGAATCTGGTGATCTTGGAACAAACTTTAAGATACTAAACATGCCAGTGTTTGAAAAGAATGTTAATATCTTTGAGAACTTAAGAATAGGAATGTATTCCAGTGTCAATTACTTCTTTGACATTAATAAAAGAACCACCACAAAGCATGTCTATAAACTATCAGAAAGTTATAATATTATGAAACATGCTGGTAAAACCAAACCAGATATACCTTTGAACTTTGATAAGAATCCATCAAGATTGATGGTAAAGGTTATAGATAGTCAGATACTTTCTGCACAAGAACAAGAGAAAGCAAACAAAATTAAAGACAATAGAGAACAGTATCAATCACAATCAGTTGCAAGATATAATTTAGCCTTTAGTCAACTGTTAAATATAACTATACCCCTTAATTTAAATTTGACTGTTGGTGATGTAATACAATTGGAGATTGGAAATATAACTAAAGAAACTGATCAAAAAATTCAAAAGGATACTGAAAAATCTGGTTACTATTTAATTAAGGAATTATGTCACACCTTTGAACAATCTCAAGGATATACTGGCCTAAAGCTAGTTAGAGATTCATATGGAGATCCACAGAAATGACCCACAAAAACATCCAAGACCACATTCAAACAGATAAAAAGATTGTAGATGATGCAATGGCATCTTCTCAGTCTAGAAGACATGCAGAAGAAGAGTTGGAAGCATTAGAACAATATCATGAAAGACATCCAGAGGATGATCATGATCCAACACCTTTAGAATTGTTCTGTGATGCAAATCCAGGTGCTTTAGAATGTAGGATTTACGAAGACTGATGTTAGAACAGACTCTGATTAATCCCAATTTTTTAGGTAGAGATTCCTTTAGGTGGTTTATTGGAGTTGTCACCAAGTATGTTGATGAACATCCATCTTCGGGAATATCAGGAAAGGACTGGGGTGGTGCCAAAGCAAGAGTTAGAATCATTGGGCATCATCCTGGTGCAACTTCTGTAGTTAAAGATGAAGAGTTGCCTTGGGCACATGTTCTTGTTCCCTTAACAATGGGGGCAGGAAATGATGGCGCAGTTTTAAGGGGTAATGTAACTGAGGGTGCAACTGTCATTGGATTCTTTTTAGATGGTGATGATGCTCAGCAACCAATTATTATTGGTGCTCTGTTTAAGGAAGCAAACATTGATTCTCCAAACAGTTGGCGTCAAGGAACTAACGATTTTAAAACATTTAAACCAGAAACTTCTGCAATTAATCCATTTAATAAGGATAAAGAGACTGGTAGAGCATCCACTAATGGTGGTGCTCCAACGCCAGGTGGAGAAGTTCATACCAAAGAGGGAGAGATCAAAGAATCTCAAGGTCAAGTAGCAGGTGAAGTTAATACTGTAGTTAATATTCCTCCACAGTGTAAGTCTGGAAATACTGCATATGCAAAGGTAGTAAAAGCACTTAGAGATTTTATTAAAGTTCTGAACACAGTAAAGCAAGTTGGTGATAACTTTATTAATCCAATTTTAAATACCATTCAAGATATTCCATCTATTGCTCGTGAAATCTCAGTTGCAATGTCAGATGCATTCAGTGAAATTATTAAAGTTACTAGAGATAAGATCATTGAAAAAATTTACAAATTACTTGAAACTCAAATTAATAAATTATTACCAAAAGATATTAAACTTTTTAAGACATTAGCAACTGATAAAATTGTAGACACAATCTGGTGTGCCTTCAATAAAATTATAAAAAATTTGGCAGAATTTATTTTTAAATTTCTGTTTCAAATGATTGGAACTGTGGTAAATGTTCCACTTTGTGCTGCAGAGGCATTTTTTGGTAGCATCATGAATACAGTTGCTAATGAAATTGAAGATGCTATTGGTCCAGCACTTCAAGATGCAACATCACAATTAGGAGGTGCTGTTGGATCAGTTATGGGATATGTTAATCAAGCAATTGGATATGCAAATAAAGCACTTTCATTCTTAAGTTGTGAAAGTGCAGAGTGCAAAGCACAGTTTGATTATGAAATGAACAAAGGATATGTACCCAAAGGTGCTATTGAGAAGTTTAATGCAGTCATTAACTACTCTCCAGCTCAGGGTGTTAGGAATTTACTGAGAGATGGTAAAGATCAATACAAACAATGGATTGGTGCAACTGGTGGTGGAGACTCTGGAGTTCCACCAGAAGTTTCAGCAGCATTTGGTGATTGTAATTCAGTCAGTCTTGAATGTGGACTTCCACAAATTTCATTCTTTGGTGGTGGTGGATCTGGTGCCAATGGTATTGCTATTATAGATTCAATAGGTCAAGTTCTAGGTATTGATATTTTAGATTCTGGAAGTGGGTACACAACACCACCATTTGTTTCTATTGATGATGCTTGTAACATTGGTAAGGGTGCAAGAGCAGAAGCAATATTGAATAGTTCTGGAGGAGTTGATTATGTAGACATAACATCTCCAGGATTCAATTATCTTGGACCAGAGGGAGAACCATGTTTGACAAATCCACTTGGAGAAGATGGTGCAGAATATCTTGGAACTATTATTGATGTAATTATTGAAAATACTGGTGTAGGATATACATCTGAAGATTTGATTTACAATCTATATTGTGATAGTGATGTGGAAATTCAACCAGTTGTGGATGATGATGGTAGAATTGTATCTACTAAGATTATTAATGGTGGATCTGATATTAGAGTTGTTCCAGAACTCAGAATAAATACTGATACTGGAGAAGGTGCAGTGTTGAGAGCAGTTTTAGGATTTAATAAGGTGAAGGGATCTGAAGTTGAAACTAACAGAAGTAAGATCAAGAAAATAGTTCTTTGTGCAGAAAATCATGACAGTATCTCCTAGTAAAAAGAAGAAACCTTCTAGAGGTTATGTGATGAATGACCCAAAGTTTGGGTCAGTTTTTATTGGTGAAGAAACAGAAGCAAAAAGAACAAGACAAATTGAGTTGCACTCAGCTTCAAATGCTCACCTAAAATTATTTCAAGATGGTGGATTTGAATTAAACTCTACGCCTTCTTCTGTTGGGGACAACATTAATAGTCAAGGTAAGGCACTGACAGTCAGTGCAAAAAATATTCACCTTGATGCTGGAAATGGGACCATCACATTGACTGCAAGATCTATTGTTCTTGAAGGAACAGGATCAGATCAAAACATTACCATCAGATCCAATGGTAATGTAGATATTTCTGCAGGTGATACTTTAAAAATGGGAGGATCAGTGACTGCAGTTCTTGCTAATACTAGAATGTTTTTAATATCAAAAGGTTCATGGTATGGACAAGGTGCATCTGTTAACTTTATAGAAAAAAAGACAACACTTTTACCAACATCTATAGCAGATGTTATTTCACTAGCAGCTGAGAATTTCTTTGGAGGAATAGTATAATGCCATACATTAATACAATAGAATGTGAGAGTATTCAAACAGGAGTAGCACCAACACCACCAACAGCATGTGCTGAGTTTTGGAACAGTGTTGATCCAACTAAACCATTTGCTACTCAATCTTTTGGAATTAACAATAATATTGGAGTTACCAATCAGTTAGGAACTCAATTTAATATTGGAGCATTTCTAGGATTAGGAGTTCAAACTCAACTTGGTGCAGATACTTGCTTAGGTGCAAGAGCAGGACTTGGAGTTGAAGCGAATGCTCAACCAACTTATGATGGTGCTGCAGTTGATATGTCTTTACCTGCTTTGACAGGAGATCTTGGTGGATCTTGGACATTAAATAATGTTCCAGTTTGTGCTTCTTTTAATTGCTCTGATGTTAACTTGAAGACAAATATACAACCATTAGAAAATTGTTTGGACAAAGTTTTAAAATTAAGGGGAGTTTCTTTTGACTGGATAGAAGAAAAACTTCCCTTTTATACAAAGTATGAAGGAATACATCAGATAGGATTAATTGCTCAGGAAGTTGAAGAAGTTGTTCCAGAACTTGTAGTTGAGGGTAAGATAGAACAGAATGATGCAAAGTCAGTTAGATATGGACATTTAACTGCAATTTTAGTAGAAGCAATTAAGGAACAACAAGAACAAATCAATGTTTTGAGGCAGACAGTTGAGGAACTGTCCACCAAACTTGAAAGCTGCTGCAAGTCATGATATGATGGGTCTGTACCTCAGGACTATGACCCATGCAAATCAATCGTGACCAACTTGATGAACTCAATGGTATTCTTGAGGATGTTGCATCACATTACTGCTCAGAAAATATGGTGAGTGGGGAAACTTTCTGGGCATGTGTTGAGTGTTTTGCAGTTGCTAAGCAAGCAGAACTTAAAGGTGAACTTGCTTATGAGGCTTGACACTTAAAGGGATCTGAGGTACACTGTGGAGGTGTGAAGGAAGATGCGCTGGAGGTTCCGTGCCTGTGAAGGGAAACCTGAGGCTGGGTAAATCCTCCACCATGGGAGTGTAGCCCAGCGGAAGAGGCAAACGACTTAAAATCGTTCAAGGGTGGGTTCGAATCCCACCACTCCTATTTCAAAATTGACTTTTAATTCCAAAAAAGGGGCGAAAAAAATTCTGGCAAAAAATTGCCTGTAGGGTTTTTATGATAACCACTCTGCATTTGTAGGGTCTTGAAGAAAACTCAAACTTGACTCTGCACTAGTTTTTTGGGATTCTAATTGGTGGATAGATCTGTTCAATCCATACCTTTGTAGTTCATACATAGATCTATCATTTTTCAGTTGATTGACTTTTGTAATTAAATTATCTCTTTCTGTTGCAAGTGGAGGAATGAATGCTTCATAGAATGTGATAGAAGATGCTGCTGATGTACAAGATCCACCAGGAGCGCCACCACATCCTGAAGTTGTGTAACAAATTCCAATGTTTGCTCTATAAGTTCCTAAAGTTATATTGACTACAGTGTTTTGAACTCCTACTCCTAGATTTCCAGATGATAATGTTTGTGTTGATTGTACCCAGGGATTGCTTCCACTAAAAGCATAAATTTTACAACTTACTGATGGTGCAGTTACAGTGACTGATGATGTTGTTGTCCCACATCCAGCAGTAGATGCATTTTGTCCTATTGTTAGGATAGTTTGCCTCAAATTGCTAATTTCAGTGTTTAATTCTAAAATTCTGTTATCTAATTTTTCTATTGGTGCTTCAAAATAACCAATAACTTCATCAGCACCAGCAATTCTAAGAGGATTTTCTATTCCAGGACCACTAACATCAATTCCAGTTTTTATATCATTAATTTGTGTAATTTGCTTATTGCTTGACTCTACCTTCTGTTGATATATGCTGATCAATGCTTCAGTTTCTGTGCTAATTGCCATGATTACAAAATATTAGTAATGGTATTTATTGATAAATAAGACAGAAGAAATTATAGTGTAGGATATCTACAAATGCCTTTAGCTAGATTAGAGAATTTTCTGAAAAATCTTAATGGTAATACACTGTATGTAGATCCCAATGAATTAGATGCCTCAGATTCTATTGAAAATAGAGGCAACTCAAGATTAAGACCATTCAAAACCATTCAGAGAGCACTGCTAGAGGCAGCAAGATTTTCATATGTAGCAGGTCCAAATAACGATTTATTTGACCAAACTACAATTTTAATTGCTCCTGGTACGCACTATATTGATAATAGACCAGGATATTGGATTGATAGTTCATTAACTGCAAGAGATATCAATAATAATGCAAGAACCATTGTAGAATTTAACGTTTCTACAAACTTTGATCTTAATGATCCAACAAACCAACTTCACATTTTCAACAGTATTGATGGTGGTGTTATTGTACCAAGAGGTACATCCATTGTTTCTAGTGATTTAAGAAAAACAAAAATTAGACCAAGATATGTTCCAGATCCTAATGCTTCTGGAATTGGAAGATCTTCTATTTTCAGATTAACTGGTGCTTGTTACATCTTTGGATTTACCATTTTTGATGGAGATCCAGTAGGGAGAGTTTATAATAATTACACAACAAATACTGTAGTTCCTAATTTTTCTCACCACAAACTAACTGCATTTGAGTATGCAGATGGTAAGAATTCAGTAACCAGGAATAGTGATGCCACTGGCAAAACTGATCTTGATATGTATTACTATAAGTTGAGTTTAGCTTATGGTAATCAGTCAAATAGACCTGTTCTTCCTGGATATAGTAACCTACAAAAGAGCATAGATGAAAATAGAATTGTAGGTGAACTTGGAACTGGTGAAATCAGTATTTCTGATGTAACTTCTGGTGATGGTGGAACAGGAACTAATGTTATTACTGTTGTAACTCAGACCCCTCATGGTCTTGCACCATTTACACCAATTTTACTTTCTGGTATAGGTCAAAATCAATCATCAACTACAGAACTTGAGTATAATGGCAATTTTCTTGTTGCTCAGGTAATTAATGAATTTGAGTTCACATATTTACTTCCTGGAGTCCCAACAGAAACTCTGAATCCTAGTGTTTCTGGTGCTGTAGTTAAAGTTATCTCTGATACTGTATCTTCTGCATCACCATATGTCTTCAACTGTAGTTTGAAGTCAGTTTATGGTATGAGTGGACTTCATGCAGATGGATCTAAATCCACAGGTTTTAGATCTATGGTTACTGCTCAGTTCACTGGTATTTCACTACAGAAGGACGATAGAGCATTTGTAAAATATGATGATGTTTCTGGAACTTACAAATATCAAGATAATTTTGGTGTGGATGAGTTTCTACACCAAGAATCACTTTCTAAGTATAGACCTGATTGGGAAAGTTTTCACATCAAAGCATCAAATGATTCATTCATTCAGTGCGTTTCTATCTTTGCTATTGGTTTTGCAAAGCAATTCTATGGAGATACTGGTGGAGATCAATCAATCACCAACTCTAACTCAAACTTTGGTTCTGTAGCACTTTATTCTAATGGATACAAACCATATTCCTTAGCAAAAGACAATCATGGATTTATAACTCATGTTATTCCTCCAAAGGATTTTGCTCAGGGTGAAAATAATATTAGGTTCTATCCAATCAACACATCCTTAACAAATACATTAGCACCTGCTAATTTATATTCTAGAATTTATTTTGATGGATTTAATGATATTTTAAACCCTCCAGCAGCAAAAATAAGAGGGTTTGCTTTAGGTGGGAGAAATGGAGATAAACTTTATTACAAAAAAATACAAGACGAATATTCAATTACAATAAGTCCAAATTATAAAATCAATCATAATATTACCACTATTGATACTACAACTAATGAATTAACTCTTGCAAGTAATTCTGGTATTGCAACTGGATTGCCTGTTAAGATTATTTCTCAAACTGGTGTTCTTCCAGATGGTATTGAACCAGGAAAAGTTTACTTTGTAAGACCTTTTGGTGGTAATGATGTTAAACTATATGAAAACATCGTTAATGCAGAATCAAACTCTTCTCCAGTAGATGTTAAAAATACTGTAGGTCTTTCAACTAATAATCTATACCTTGTAAGTAAAGTTTCAGATAAGCAAAGTGGTGATGTTGGTCATCCAATTCAGTGGGACAATACTGCAAAGAATTGGTATGTTGGTGTATCATCATCAACAGCATCTGTAGATTTTTGGACCACATTAGCAACACTGTCTGGACCAGCATCATTCGTCAAGAGAAAAATTGATCCTAGATCTAAAGATGATAGAATTTACAGATTTAGATATGTTATTCCTAAGGAGTCTAGAAATGCTTCTGCTCCAACATCAGGATTTATTTTACAAAAGTCTTCCACTGCAGTAAATTCACTATATTCTCAAGCAAACTCAGTTCAATTAGTTTCTGCAGAAGGGAATGAACTGTCATTAGTCAGAAATAAGGGTATTATTGTAGATGCTTGGTATGATAGTGGAACTGATGTAGCAACAGTTATCACTAATAAACCACACAACTTGAAAGCAGGTGATAAGATTGCTATTAATAACTTAAAGAGTTCTAATGAACCAAATCCTGTTGGACTTGGCACTGGAACTGGATTTAATGGTGAGTTTACTGTAAAAACTGTTGTCAATGATCTTAGATTTACTTATGATCTATCTGTAGATCCAGGAACTATTACTACAGGAGCATCTGCATTTGAATCATGGTTGACAGAAAGAGACTGTGCACAAACTTCTAATTTTAGAATTCCCCCATATACAATTTATGATGCAGCTAGATCTGCAATGCCATACTTTGTATGTAAGCAGATTGACAATGACTATCAGGTTTATAAAATTAAACAAATTCAACCATATGTTCAAGATTCTACAGATGGTATCTATCACCTAACATTAAATGTCTTTAAAAATGTCCCTACTGTTTCTCCATTCAATGTAGACACTTACAAACTAAGTCAAAGTATAGAGGATTTATATCCAACTCAAGACTTAGACAATCCACATTCTGATCCAGAACCCTCTACAAGTGTTGCATCAAGAAAATACATTGGTAAGGTAGATACTAATGATGTAGAAAATAGTACAACTAGAGAAACTTTAGTTCAATTCTTCAAAGATTTTTCATTAGGTAGAGGTATTACACAAATTACCAAAGTTGGTAATGATTGTACTATTACTACATCTCAGAATCATGGTTTAGGTGGAATAAGGAAGGTTGTCATTTCTGGTGCAGGAACTGGATTTGATGATGGGTCATATTATGATATTCCTCTTTGTGGAGGAACAGGATCTAATGCAACTGCAAATGTTATTGTTAGTGGTGGACAGGTAAACACTGTTACTATTGCAAACCCAGGATCTGGATACACTATTGGTGATGTTTTATCATTAAAGGGCCTTCCTGGTTCTACAAATAATGCTACAGTAACTATTACTACTTCTGTTGGACTTATCTTTAACCCAGCAGACACTGACACCATTCAAATTATTGGTTCTAAGAGTTTACAAAACAATGGTGTCTTTGTAATTAAGTCTACTACAGCAAACACTATTACATATGAGAATGCCAGTGGTGTAGCAGAAGCATCTTCAGATGCAGTAGTCATTCTTTCTGGATTGGGATATCCCATTTCTTCAGTTCCAGATGGATCCGTTTACAATTCTACTACTAATGTAACAACTATTACAGTTAATACTAATAATCCACACTCGTTTGTTCCAGGTAATAAAGTTATCTTTAATGATGGTATTGCTGGTATTTGCACAGTTACTTCAGTTACTGGTATTACTACATTTACAGTTAATGGAGATGCTTCTGCAGCAACTAGAGTATTCTCTATTGGATTGATTCCGACACTGAAAGATACTAATTCATCTAATGAAAACTTAAACTCTAGACAATATTCTATTTTCTCAGGATATAAGAGTAGAACTAATCAAGAAGTTACTTTAACTAATACTAATTTCCTTGTCTCTAATATTGAAGGATTGAATAAAGGTGAGTTCATTCAACTAGCAGATGAAATCATGTTAGTTACCAGAATTTCTGGTGGGGAAGTTTTTGTTAAAAGATCTGTATTTGGAACAAGAATTTCTACACATCCAATTAATACTGCTGTTAAGAGGATTGAGATTCTTCCAGTAGAACTTAGAAGAAACTCAATCCTTAGAGCTGCTGGTCAAACATTTGAATACACTGGATTTGGTCCAGGTAACTATTCAACTGGTATGCCTAGTAATCAAGATAGAATTTTAACTGACCCAGAAATTCTTATTTCTCAGGCATTAACTTCTAAGGGTGGACTTGTTGTTTATACTGGTATGAATAGTAATGGTGAATTTTTCATTGGGCGTAAAAAGTTTGATGCTTTGACTGGTGATGAAATTGCAGTTACTGGTCCAGGAGAAGATATTGATCAAGGTGGGGACTTTGATGAAATTACTGTTAATAAGATCACCATTAATCAAGAAATGGATGGATCTACTGCTAATGGTGCCATTAACAACTTCACTATACTTTCAAGTTTCAATGTAGTTGGAGTCTCAACTTTTGAAAGTATTGTACAATCAACTAATTGTACTAATGGTGCTGTTGTAGTTGCTGGTGGTGTTGGTATTGGTGGAAATCTAAATGTTTGCGGTAATGGAACTATTAGTGGATTACTTGATGTAAATGGTGGTGCAACTATTGATAATATTCAGATTGGAGTCACTGGTGATAATGAGATTGATACATCAACAGGAAATCTAACCATCGATTCTGCTGGTGGTACAACGACAATTGATGATAATCTTACAGTTAATGGGACACTTACTTTTAATGGAGATTTGAATGTTACTGGTGATATCACAGCATTCTACACTTCTGACCAAAGACTCAAAGATAATATTGTTGCTATTGAAAATCCTCTTGCTAAGGTTCTTTCAATCAGTGGTAATACTTATAATTGGAATGAAAAATCTGGTAAAGAAGGTAATGATGTTGGTGTAATTGCACAAGAAGTTCTTGAAGTTCTTCCTGAGGCAGTGACAACCAGAGATAATGGATACCTTGCAGTAGATTATCAAAAACTTGTTCCACTTTTAGTTGAAGCAATCAAAGAATTGTCTGATAAAGTCAAACAATTAGAAAGTAAGTAATTCTATGACTACTCCAACTGGTCAAATTAGTTTTAATCAAATTCAAACTGAATTTGGACCAACTCCAGCATCTCAGCATAATCTTGGTGCCTACAGAGTCAACCAAACCGTAGGTGATAGAAATTGGTTGTTAGATGATGGAGTTCCAACTCCAGGAAACTCTATTAGTTTTAATCAACTTAGAGGTAAAACTTTGAATTGTGTTGTTGATTATCCAACAGAAACTACCAGAGTCAACTCTGGATCTGTATTTGATTCATCAGCTACAGTTATTGGGGGTTTTAAAGGAATTCCAAGTAGATCAAATGATACTCAAACTAAAAAAGTCTATCATTTAATAAGAAATACATTAGGTGCTACTGATTCAGCATCTGCTGTTGCTTTAAGAACTAGCACTTGGGATTCCTCCACAATAAAATTACAATATATTGTTAATGGAAATGGTAGATTGTATGGTAAAGGTGGTGTCGCAAATGGTGGTGCTGGATCTCCTGCATTTGGAATTGATAGATCTTGTGAAGTTGTTGTAGAAAGTGGTGGTCAGATTAGAGGTGGTGGTGGAGCAGGTGGTCGTGGTGGAAACTATTCTTTTGACAGTTTTAACTTTGCTTGCTCTGGTAGTGGTGGTAATGGTGGTCCTGGCAGGGGATATGAACTTCAAACTGGGTCATTAGCAGGAAATAATGCTACTGGCACTAATGGTAGATGCTATACTGAGAGTCAATGTGATAACTGTGATGGATCTGGTAATGGATCTAGTTCAAAAGGTGGTGGTGCAAATGGTGGTGGATTTGGTGGAGAATGGGGTACTCGTGGATGTGATGGATGTAATGCTGGTTCTACTGGTACAATTTGCTTTAATATTTTTGGAATTGGATTGTATTGTGAAAGTGAAGGTATAGGAAGTGGAACTTCTGGGGGAGCAGCAGGTGCTGCAATTATAAGAGTTGATGGGACTTCAGTATCCCTAACAAATAATGGTACAATTAGTGGATCTACTACTGCAGTAGGATCATTTGTATAAATAAACTAAAAGGGGGATAGTGGAACCCAATGGCATCTAAGGACAACTATTTTGTAGTTAGAACTGGTCTTGGTGTTGGAACACAAGCACTGTATGCTGATGCATTAACCAAAAAAGTAGCAATTGGTAAGACATTAGCATCATTTGAATTAGATGTAGTTGGTGACATTTATGCTAATGACAGAATAATAGCAGAAAATAGTGTATCTGTTGGCACAAATTCACCTGTTCAAGAATTAGACATTAGAGGTGATGCCTACATTAGAGATAAGTTAACTGTAGGTGTAGAGGAAACAGATCAAGTTTTTCAAGTCAATTTAACTCCTGCAGATGCTGTTGTTATTAGTGGAGTTGGATCTGTTGGTATTGGATCAACTCAACCAAGATATGATTTAGATTTAAATGCAAATCTAAGAGTTGTAGGTTTTGCAACCATTAACCAATCTTACATTGGTGTTGCAACTGTAGGATTTGCTTCAATTACATCATCAAGACTTGGCATCACCACTATCGCAAATGCAGATATTGGCATTTCCACAATAGGTGTTACATACATTGGTGTTGCTACTGTAGGTTTTGCAACAATTACTGTAGAGCGAGTAGGAATTTCAACTGTCACTACTGCCACTGTAACTCATGAAACAGTTGGAGTATCAACTGTTGGAGTTTCTTCAATTACCAGTGGATTTATTGGAATTGGAACAGTTCTTGACTTGTTTGGTGATCATCAAGTTGTAGGAGTTTCTACAATTACATTTGCAGATATCACTGATGCTGATGTAGGTATTGCAACTGTAGGTATTGGATCAATTAGAAATCTTGTAGCAGGAATTGCTACAGTTGGTGTTGCTACAGTTGGACACTTATTTGTTGGTATTGCAACAATCAGAAGTGAGGTTGTAGGTGTTTCTTCTATCACTAGAGGATACATTGGCATTGCTACTGTAGGATTTGCAACAATCACAGAGGCAGTTATTGGATCTGAGACTGTTGGGTTCTCTACCATTGGTATTGCAACAATTACCTCAGAAAGAGTTACTGCATCTCAAATTGCAAATCTTTTAGTCACTGGAATCACCACAACTGCCAAACTTGATGTTGGTATTGGTGGAACCATCATTACTGCAGAAAGATTTACTACAGAGGATGTTTATAAGACTGATGGTTCAACATTAGTCAAAACAATCGCCCCTATTGTTGGTGTTGGAACAACACAACCAACAAGAACTCTAGATGTTGCTGGTGACATTAGAATTCAAGGAGAACTGATTGATTCAGAAAATAATGTAGGTTTTGCATACTCAGTTGTTGGTGCAAAGTACAGTATTCCTGGAAGATTTATAGATGCTGCTAATCTCCTTTCAAGAAATAAAGAATTTATTGCTAATGAAATTGTAGGATTCATTACCAGCACTGATGGTCCTTTTGGTGCTAATGGTCCAAACTTTGACTATGGTACAGTAGGAGTAGCAACAGGAAGAGTTAAGTGTAAGAGAGATATTGGAATTGTTGTTGATGCTATTGCTTTTGATATTTCTAAGGGTGGAAACTCTAAGTCAGTAGGAGCAGGTTTATCCTACTATGATGGAGTTACCTTAAAGTATCTTGATGATTCTGCAGTCATTCCTGTAGGATTTAGCACAGGATATGTTAAGCAAGCTACTGTAGTTGGTTTTAGTAGCATTGCAACTCTTGCTAAGTATGTTATTAATAACAGCAGAATTCCAAAATCATATCAGGTTTCAGGAATTACAAGTGTTGCTCAAATTTTAGACCTTGAACTTCTTCCTGATGGAGACAGTAATCAAAATCCAAATGCTTGTGCTAATGTAGTTTCTGCAATCACAGTTTGTGGACAAATTGTAACCAACATTATTA